CGTAGGCGGCTCGCGGATTGCCCCAGCACGCAAATTACCGCTCAAAAATGGTGGCTGCGGCCCTGGCGGCGGCAGCGTCGGCAGCGCCTCGGCCGGGAATATGCCGCCGCGCAGGCCGCCAGTCAGACCGCCACGGCGGCCGATCGCGGCGGTGGCCAGATCGACGCCTTCCTTGGCCATCTCGTACATCTGCGCGGGATCGTCGCGCTTGGCGACCTCGGGATTGATCAGCATCCCGGCCGCGTGCGTGATGTCGGCCAGCGGATGCCCCAACAGCGAGCGCAACCCGCCGACCAGCGGCGACAACGCCATCTGCGGCACGCCCAGGATGGCGCTGCCGGTCTTCAGCAGGCTGCCGACTTGGCCCTCCTTGACCGGGTCGCGGTCGACCACTCCCGATTTGACCTTCTCGAACCCGTGCATGAACTCGCTGCCGATCTCTTTCGGAATGTCGGCAAAGGCGCGCGGGATGTAGGACGACGGCTCCTCCAGTCCCTCCCATGGCTTCGGCTCGTTTTTCGAGCCCGGCGCGACGGTGATCTTGACTGGTGCCGTTTCTTCCAGTCCTTCCCAGGGATCGGCCATCAGGGCGTCCTCAACGTGTCAGGGCCGTCGGCGTCGACCCACGAGCCGCCATCCCGGATCGGCCCGCCGATATATTCCTTGCCAAAGCGGACATCGCCGACGTGCGGCACCTTGCTGACGCGGATCTGCAACGGGGCCTGATCGACCCGCCAGACGTTGGCGCGCTCGGCCAGCAGCGGATTGGCGGCGACCACTTTGTCGACCATGGCGTTGTGGTCGGCGATCTTCCGCCGCGCGACCTTCTCCGACAAGGCAATGATGCGGCGAATTGAATTCTCGTCCAGCGTGATGTTCTTGCCGACCATGTCGCTGGCAAATTTCACGTCGGCGTTGGTGATGCCGGATCCCGCGCCAAGCTGCTTGACGGTTTGCAGCACGCCGCCACTCATAATGGCGCGGAATGCCTCGGTGCGGTTGGCGGCCTGCTCGGCGGCGGGAATGCCGAGATACTTTCCGGCGATCTTGGCCATCGCCAGCAACTGATCGCCGCCCGCACCGGCAATGATGCCGCCGGGCTGGTTCAGGACATTCTTGGCTTCATGGTAGGTCTTGATCTCGTTGCTCGCGGCCTCGGATTTTTCCTTGCCGGTGTTGAGCGTCGGGATGTCGACATCTTTCGTCAGCGTCGCGTCGGATTTTCGCTTTTCCTCCTGCTTCTCCAGCTCCGCCACCGACAGGCCTTGAGCGGCGGCCTTCTTCATGATCTCGGTCGGCTGCTGGGCATGCGTGATGTCATCAATTCGTTTCTGGGCGGCAGCGTGCTGATCCTTTGGCAACCCCCGGTCAATGTTCCGCTGATAGAATTCCTTCACCCCCGCCGCCGAACCGAACCGCCGCAGTTCGTCCGGCGTGATGATCCCGGCGGCGACGGCCGGGTCGATCGGCGCAACCGGCGCGGCGGCCGGTGGCCGCTGGATCGGTGCAGGCTGCTGCGGTGGCGGCCGGACAGTGATTTGCGGGACTGGAGCCTGTGGTGGCGGCTGCGGCGGGAGAGCCGCCGCTGCCCCGCCAGGGCCGCCGGGGGGTGGTGGCAGCGGCATTGGCTGCGCGACTTGTTGCGGCGGCTGCGGCTGTTGTGGCGCTGGCTGATCGCTCGCAGTCCGCACCGCATTAGGATTGAGCCCCTGGTTGGCGCGGTTCAGGGCGAATTCCATTAATACCTGCTGCACCTTCGGCCGCACCTCGGGATTGTTCATGTCGAGCGGCTTAAATGGGCTGCCGGTCTTCGCCATGATCGCCTTCTGGAGGTTGATCGACGCTTGCGCGTGTTCTTGCGGCGGCACCCCCTGGGCTTCCAGAAATTTGGCGAACGGCCCGGCAGCAGGAGCGCCTGCCGTCTGTGCTGGTGCCGTCGCACCTGTGCGCGGTGTCGCCGTCAGATCGGGAGCAGCCTGTCGTCCGGTGTTGCGGCTGGGCGATGGCGGAAGGTTCGGTGTTTGCGGCTGCGCTTGCGTGTCGGGCGGCGGATTGCTGCCCCACCGCTCATCGTAGGCCTTCGCGGCGTTGCGGAGATACTGCTGCTGCACGCCAATGTCGCCAACCCTGGCGGTGCTCTCGGCACCTTGCAGACCGCCAGCCTTCAACGAAGCCGACAGCGCCTTCTGCGGATCGATGCTGCCGTCAGGATTGTACAGGCTGGGATCCTGGAACACGTCGCGGGTGCGCTGCTTGTAGGCCTCCTCAAGCCTGTTCCAGTACTGCTTGGGGATGTCCTCGAATTTTGGGCTGTAGTCGACCTTGGCCGCACCGGCCAGCAGTGCGGCGATGTTATCAGCCATTTTTCACCCTATGCATATAACGGACGCTGACCATCGGCCGAATAGAGCGGCATGTTGGTGTTGGGGTTGTAGCCACCACCACCGCCGCTGATGCTGGAGCCGCTGCCACCACTACCACCGAACCCGGAGAACAAGCTCGGCACAGCCAGCGACGCGCCGCCGGTCGGAATTGCCGCCGCCAGCTTCGCCGCGCTCTCGATCGCCTTCCAAGTGTTCGCGCCGACCTGATACTTGTTCAGTTCAGCGCCTGCGTTGTTCTGGCCGATCGCGGTTTCCGTCGCATTGGCGGCACCGCCCTGGCCGGTATACGACGTGTTCAGTGCAGTGCCCTCGCCAATGGCGGCATTGGCCCGCGCCGTGCCGACGCTGCCGATCGCGCTGCCGTAGTTGCCGAGATACGGCAGCAGCCCCTGCTGGAACGAGCCCCAGCCAGTCTGGGCGAGGTCCGCAGCCTTCTTCATCACGTCGACATCGACGTTGCCGCTACTGACCCGGCCTGCTGCTGAACCGGCGCGCAGCGCCCCTTGCCGCGCCGCATCGTTGGCGACACCGAATATGCCGTACTGCCCGGAATTCTTGAACAAATCGGTGCCGCGTTGCAGCCCCTCGACGCCGTGTGCGCCGGACACGTCGCCGTAAGCCTCGGCTCCGCCCTTGAACAGGCTGTCGTAGTCCTTCATCTGGTTCGACCAGATGTCGTCGGCCTTGGCGTAGCCGCTGGTGATGGCACCACGGCCCTGGCCGTACAGGTCGGTCAGCTTGCCGTAGCCCAGGTTCAAACCGGTGTTGGCCATGTCCCTGGCCCGCTCGGCAGACTTGTTGCTGAATATATCAAACAGGCCCATGGCACGCTCCTTCAGGTATCCTGACCGAAATAATGTGTGTCAGTGCCAGCATCGATGAATATATTGCCGCCGCCAATGCCGGTGAACATGTTGAACGCCACCACGCAGTCGACCGCACCGGCCACGACGCGAATGCCTTCGTCCAAATTTTCAAACCGGCATGACTGCACGGTCGAGGAATTGCAGCTGTCCTGCAAGCGAACCCCGACACCGTCGCCGTCGCTGCCCTCGAATGAACAACTGATCCAGTTGTTCATGTTGCTATAGTCGATCACGCCGAAACCGTTGGACTGGATGCCCGCGACATGCACGGCGAAGAACGTGTTTTGGTTCGAGCCTTTTGTCGCGATGTAGTTGCAGTACATGCCATAGCGGCAGGTATCGATGCGGCAATGCTCGACGTAATTATAATAGCTGTCCTCTGACAACCAGAACGCAACGTCAGCGTAGACCACGTTGCAATTGACGATCCGGGCATGACTGACGTTTTGCAGGTCAAAGGCATTGCCGCCCGATCCGTAGTCCGGGTAGCGGATCGAAAAATCGGCAAAGTCCCAATAGAAGGTCCGGGTCGATGGCGAGGTGTTGCCTGCCGCAACAATGCCCGCCTCCGCGCCAGTCGGATAGATTGTCGACCGGTCCCGACCAAGGCCACGCAACACCGTCGAGGATGGCGCGACCAAAGGATCGGTGATCTTGAAGTCATTGCCCGCGCTGCCGACCAGCACGCCGATCTTGCCGTTGGCGGACACGTCATCGATCATGTCCTGCAACGCCGTCGTGTCGTCGGCGGTATTGTCGCCGACCGCGCCGTATTCTGAGGCGAGTGCAAAAATGCTTCCGGCCGCCGCTGCGGCTCCACCAACCTCCAGCGACTGGAAATAGGTGTACCAGACCTGCGTCATCTTGCCGATCTTCAGGTCGACCACCGGAACGTCGAGGCCCGGCAACGGAAATACCATTGTCAAAATCTCCGCAACGCCGTGTCTTGCGAGCCGCCGAGGAACGCCGCATAAACCTCGCCGGACACGCGCAGCCGCCAACGGCGGCCGATATTGCGGGTCATGCCGGTTCGCAGCATCACCAGATTGGAATTTCCGGGATCCGACTGGCGGCCAATCCGGCGAATGAATTCGTTGCTCCAGACGAAGCCGCCGTCGTTACTCCATGAAATTCCGACGGTAGGAACGGTGGCAGACGGATCCGGACCGGTTGCGTCGCCGGTACCGACGACGAAATTGAAATCGGCCCGCGCCACCCGCGTGCGGCTGGGGAATTTCACCACCGGCCCGCTCTCCAACACCATGATCAGCGGCTCGAGATATTCGTCGTAGGCGTCGTCGTTGACGTACAAGAGCCGGTTGCCCTTGGTGTCGCCGACGACCCACTTGCCGAACGCGGCGATGCCTGAGATGCCGCGCCAGCGCGGCACCAGATAGCTGGCGCGCTCGTTCCATTTCTGCGTGCCGATATCGAATTCCCACGTGAACGTGTCGCAACTTAAGACCCACTTGGGGTGGCCCTGCGAGATGTAGACGCTGGCCTCCAGCGTGTTCTTGTCGACCACGTCCTCGATCAGCCGGTCGAGATCCGGCGGACTGATCTTAGTCGGGGTGGGCGAGCCGCTCGCCATCACGACGCTGTTGTCGTCGGCCACCCAGATCAGCGCGCTGCCAAACCCATGTTCGTGCCCCGCCACCGCATAGCGTCCCAGCAGGCCCCTTTGGATGACGTAGGAACGCCGGAACGGAAATCCTTCCGGCTCCCCGGTGTTGTTGTAGACCGCGCCGTGATTCGGTCCCCAGACGTAATACTGGCCATTGTACGGCAGCCCGCGCAGCAGCCCGCCGGGCTTGGATTGCTCGGTGGTGTAGTGCAGCGTGTTGATGTCGGTGCCGTTCAATTCGGTCGCCCGCATCGTCCCGTCGCCGTAGGTGAAAATAAAATAACCGTCCATGAAACCGACGCTGTTCGGCACGCCGATATCGGTGTCGCCCGGCGGCTCGTCCGAGTACGGCACCACGACGCCCGCCACCATCAGGTACGCGCCGCTGCCCGGCGCAACGCAGACAACGTCGGCCGGTGTCTGGTTGTTGTGCGCCCAGAACACCTTCTCGGATCCGGTCAGCGTGCCGGTCAGCACACTCTCGGTGCCTGCGGCGGTGAACGTCGCCACCTTGCCGCTCCAGGCCGTGTACAGCACCGTGCCGCCGACCAGGATGCCACCGCGAAAGCTCGGATGGGTCGACGCCGCGAACAGGCTCGATCCCGGCGTCTTGCGCCAGACGATCTGCGGCGTCGGAAGACCTTTGCTTGCCATTACAGTTTTACCAAGCGGCTCGGCGTAGCCGTTGATCAGGCGACCCGCCGCCTCCTGATTGAATGCGCCGGGGGCGGTGGAGAGCGGGAAGGGGATGTTGAAGGGAGGCATTCAGCGGCCCCACATATTTGGCGGAGCCTGTTCGCGATCGAACATGGCGGGGGCGAGTGCTCCACCAGCAGCCGCCGGACCAAGCCACGTCGCGTGGTTCTCACCGCGCAGCACCTGATCGCGCAGCACTTTCGGATCGATGCCAAGCTTCTTGGCGCGCTCCCAGATATTCTGCGCCATCAATTCCAGCTTGCCCGCGCCTATCGCCGTATCGACGCCAGTCTGTGGCGCGAACGTCCCCCACATGCGCGCCTGCGCCGGGACCGCCTCGATACCGAGAGGCTTCGCGACATTCTCGCGGAACCATGGCCCGACCGGGCGGTACTCTGAGCCGCCCATGTAGTCGTTGAAGCTCTGGTTCCGGCGCACGTCCGGCATGCCGACCGCGCGTGTAAAGTGCGCGTCAGGCACCGGCAGTCGCGTCTGGAAGCCGGTCTGCGGGACGCCAGACGCCTGGAGGTAAAGCGGGATTTTGACGGTGTCGTTGGCGTACCCATGCTCGCCGGTCGCCAGCCACCGCGTGACTGGGTCGGCCTGGACGCCATGGTAGGCGTGTCCTTTGACATCACGCAGCCAGTCCGGGAAATCAGCGCCGCGCTTTTTTTCAGCTACACCAGCGAACTGCCGGAATTCTGGATAATTCCCCTGTACCGCCGCCATATGCGCGGCAGTGCCGCGATTGATCTCGGTGGAGACATTCGAGCCAGCCGAGAACGGCCCGACCGACGCATTCAATTTTGTGTACGCGAGTTTTGCCTCTTCCGGGCCGACCAGCTTGACCATCTGCCGGTACATCGGATCCATGACGTACCACGGGTCCATGCCCTTGATCAGTTCCGGATATTTTTGCGCCTCCGACAGCGTGTCGACAAGGCGCTGCGCGTTCGCCGGGTTCATGACGGCGTCAGCAGCGTATGATCCTTTTGTCTCCTTCGACGGCATCCATATTTTCGGTTCGATATTGCCGGGCCGGGTGCCATGCTTGCTGATCTCGTAGAGATCGTCGCGCGTGACACCGAACAGAGATTTTAGGGCCGGATGTTCGGGGGCAACATTTGCGGCGGCCTCGCGCGCGATAACGTCGGGCCGCTTGTAGACGCCAGGATTGGCGACACGAATTGGGTCGGTAACGTATGGCGCAGCCGCCGACACGTCAGTTGTGCCACGGATCGCGGGGGCGGACGGCGCGAAGCCCGTCAGTTTCTCTGGTCTTGTCTCAGCCTGCTCACCGGGTTTGCCGAAACGCACCTCCTGCCGCGCGCGCGGCACGTCCTCGGTGTTGACGGGCGGCAGTGTGGTGCGCTCCTTGTCGGTGAATTTCAGACGCGCCTGGACGTTGCGCGCCTCAGTCTCACCCGCGAGGTTGCGGTAGAGGTTATATGGGTTGGAAGCCTCTGCTAGATCGCTCCGTTCAGCCAAGAGCCGGTGATATTTCTGCGACGCGACCTGACGCACTGCGCCATCTAAATTGAGATTGCTCATGTCGCGGGCGAGCGAGGACATCTGCTCGTTGATCGCACGGATTTTGCTCTCGCTCTCTTGCGCCCGCCCGACAAACTCGCCTGGAGAACCGCCACTCGCGAAGCGTTCTCTGCCCTGGATGACGTGCTGCAACTCGTGTGGAATGCTGCTCTGGATAGTTGCCGCTGAATTCTTAGTGTTGAAGCCCATAGAGCCGTCAGGATCGAGGTAGCCGATATTGGCCTTGTTCTTCATATCCTCCAGGCGAACGCGCGTGTTTGCTAACTCAGGGTACGCCTCATACAGCTTCGGGTGCTGGTAGATGTCGCCGAGATAGTGTGCGCCGGGCTCGCGCACATTGATGGGTGGAGCCTTTGGCTGCGTATTGGGTGGCAGCGGCGGCTCAAACGGAAGCTGCGGCCCCGGCTTTGGTTGTGGCGGTGGGCCAAATTTGGCACCACGGTCGCTGATCTCGTATCTCCACTGGTCGTCCGCACCGCGCATCCAGCCGGTCTGCTGTCTGATCTGCTCGCCAGGAATACCGGCGGCATGCATCTGCTCGGCGGCAGCAAGTTTCTCAAGATTGGCAGTCCTCGCGTTGCGCCCAGCAAAGATGCCAAGACCGGCACTGCTCGCTTCAGCGGGGAACGCGAGTGTCTTCGCCATGCCTGGACCGACGAGGCCCAGCGCGGCACCAAGGGAATGCTCAATAGCAGCGCGGCGCGGATCGTAGTCGGTCGAAATAGTTTGCGGTGGATTGCCGCTTGGAAACTGTTCGCTGGTAGCGTTAGACGAGTGCTGCACAAAATTCTTAATCTGGTCGCTGACGCCACTTGCAGTATTGGCGATCAAACGCAGTAGCGCACTCGGGCGAGCGCCTGCGGCAGTAGCTGCCTGGAATGGTGTCTGTGGCTCTGGCTGCTGCGGCCATAGCGATGGCGGGGTTTGCCCCTGCGCCATCAGCTGGTCCCAGAGCGGCTCAGGCATCAGGCAAGCCTGCGTTTATTTTCAGCGGCGGATCCTCGACCACGTCCTCAACCAGCACCAGCGACAGCACGCCGCCGCCGGTCACGCCGAAATACTCTTCGTGTCCCGGCCGCAAGATGATGTTCAGCGCCCGCGTCGCGTCGCCAGGACGGCTGCTGTCCTTGACCAGCGCGATCGCGCACTGCGCTTCGCACATAATCCGAATATAAGCCGTGGTCTTTTGAAACGCTGGCGCGACCACGTCCGGCTTGGCGGCCAGATCGATTTCGTGACCGGCCAGCGCACTCGCTAGCGCCGCATATGGTGATGCCTCGACCTTCGACGTGGCGAATTCGGTGATCCAGACGCGCGAGCCCATCAAAAATACTCCTGATCGATTGGTCCATAGCCCGGCGTCGGGCGTTTGATGACGCGGATGCGGTTGCGCCAGTATTGTGCCGCCTGCGGATCGGATTTCGCGCCGTATTTCA